CCTATAGCTGTTCCTTGAGATATATTTAATTGTTGACCATTAGGAAATACATTAGCTTCCCCAGCTACAACTGTGCCTACTGCTAAAGCAACAGTCATTCCAATTCCAGTTACATTGGCATCTGGACTTGGATCCACTTCTCCTTCAGAAATATTTAACTGTTCACCAGTTAAATCTATTATTGTATTAGGTATTCCTTCTGCAGTTCCTTGAGTTATATTTAATTGCTGCCCTGTTAAAGATAACGAAGCATCTCCTGTAATTGAAACACTATTTAATGATATATTTAATTGTAAACCCGATAATTCAACATCTGGATTTGGATCAACATTACCTTCAGAAATAGATAAAGCTGTGCTAACATCTCCATTGCCCCAACTTCCTGATCCCCAATTAGTTATTCCCCATCCTGTATTAACAGTTGATTGAACTTCAACTATTGTATCTGCTTTAAATCCTAAATTTCCTAAAGATAAATTTATTTGTTGACCAGTTAAATTATCAATTACTGTCGCTTGTGCTCCCCAAACATTTTCTCCCCAAGAAAGTCGTCCCCAACCTTCATTTACTTCTGCTGTAACACTTTCATTACCTAATGAAATACCAATATTATTAAATTGGCCGCCCCAATTATTTGCACCAAAATTTCCTGAATTCCACGCGATAGGAGCGTCAACTACACTTGTAACTTGTACAAGTTCATCTCCTTGAAGTCCCCATTTTTCGAAACCCCAACTTTGTATTCCCCAACCAGCCATAATAGGTATCTCCTATTACGCGTTGCCGATTCTTAGAATAGCCGCTGATGTTGTGTCTGCTGGAAACTGAATTGTGAAAGTTCCAGATGTTGCAGTCTTATCACTTCCAAAATCTAATACGCATACCGCCGCATTTGTGTTTGATGTATTGTAAATCAAAGCACCTCTTGCAGTTAAAGTAACGCCTGTAAAAGATATATCTGCAAAATCTATAAATGCTACACCACTTGAAACAACTGGTGATACATTTGATAGAACTCCGCCGCCTGTTACATACTGACCAGTATTTGCAACTTCATTTGTTGAAGTGTAAATAGTTGTAGATGAATCTAGAGACGCTGCAGAAGTATATAGAGCAAGTTTAAAAACATTTCCTGTAGTTTCAGTAAAATTATGCTGACCCTGTAGAAGCTGTCCTTTAAACGAATTTGCAACTGCTTGTGTTATAGCCATATTAACTCCTAATTATATTATCCTTGTTTTTGAATCTGAGGTGAACCTTCTTGGTATTCATCTCTTCTTCTTCTTCCCATTTGTTCAATAGAGAATCCTTGTAGCACACTTTGATACTTTTGTTCGTAAAATTGTATCATGTCTGCCGGACCCTTTAAAAAACCATACGCCTCAACAAGGCAAGCATATAATAAACCAGAGGGAAACTGCTGACTTAAATATGTTGTCGTATTACTAACAGATAATCCTGCTGGCTTCAAGGTATAATTTAATTGCATCGTATATGTCAAGTCTGGAATTGGGGCTACTACTATATTTTGTTCATCCCAATAACTAAAATACTTAGGTAAACCCTGTGCTTGGCTGTTATTATATTCATTAATAAAGCCTGTATCTCTATATTCTACTATAGAATATGTACCATTATATAGAATTTGAGCCTCTCTTATAATTAAAGTTTGATCGGTTAATAAAGGTGTACTTACATAAGGTTGACCTGCAATAATAGTCGCTGTTGCATATTTTCTATTATTGTCAGAATCTACATCTCTTTGAATTCTCCATTCAGCATCTAAAATAAAACCATTGACAATAGTTGCTGTAAACACATTTGAATCTACTTCTGTGTAATCTCTTATTTTTTGTACTAGTTCTGCGTATGTCATATTAAGCTTGTAAAGTTACTGGACCTGCAGAACATTGTGCTCCACCACCAGAAACATTTCCTGTTGTTGCCGTACTTGTACTTAAGAAATAAAAATAATTCAATGGATCTCCAACAATACCAGATGAATCAATTTTTCCAACTGTAATCGTAAAACCATTTGCATTTGAAATATCAGTCACATTGTCAAATGAAGGAACTAATTCAAATGAAGTCTCGCGCGTAGGCGTGCCCGGGATCACTACTTCTGGTGGTCCTCTAAATCTTACAACATTACCAGTAGATCTTCCATGATCTTGTGAATAAACATTAATATAAGTGCTACCTGCATACTTAATAGTTGTAAAAGGATTTGGTGTTAATTCAATAATTACTGGTGGCTCTTGTCTATCAGGATGTGCATATTGTAATCCTTCAGGATCAGCTTGATGTGGTTTAGGTTCTAATTGTGGATGCTTTGGTTCATATTCAGTTATATGTACCCATGATCCATTCCATTCTTGAACCATTTCTTGATATGGAAATCTCTGACCAGAACGGTCTGAGATCATATATGCATATTTTCCGTTTGATAGATTTCCCATTATGCGCTCGGATAGTAAGTTTTAGGTGTAATGAATGAACTTGAAGAAGAGCCATCACTATCTAATGCTCTTAATAATTCATCCTCATATAATAATTTCATTTCTTGTGTTCTTTGTGGTGCAAATTTAACTGCTAAATAATAAGCAAGTCCCGCGCACATACACGGAACAAATCTATATGGAACGTTTGTAATATTTGTATAAGCTCCAACATCTTGAATTCTTTTTGCATAGTAATAATGCATTACGTTATTCACCTGATCTGATCCTGGTGTTAAATATAAAGTGATTGTAATTTTATCTATAAATCTTTGTACCCAATATTGAGTTGGTTGACCTTGTGAATATTTAGAAGATAAAGAATTGTAAACTGATCTACTTATTTTTGTAAGTGGAAAATCTGCAACAGGTACTTGTTGTGTATTTCTATATGATGCTTCGTAAATATCATCTGGCCCATAAGTAATAGAATTATAATCATAAACAGCAGTATTATCTGCATGAGTTGCAGCTGTAGTACTATTTGCACCACGCGTACAACCTGTTATTTGATTAGAAGATGTATTAGTTCCAGTATATGTAATTTGTTCAGAATCTATTAATAATGTTCCTGATGTTGGAAACTGCCATACTGAATCTAATGTAATTGTAGTTTGTCCTGCAGTTATTGCCCCATCTAAATAACTAAATACTCCATCTGAAGTTCCATCAGATGCTGATCTATAAATTGTATAAACGGATTGACCTGCTACAAATGAAATATCATTTGATGCAACTTCCCAATAATGTAAACCCCTGTTGCTCCATTCTTGAAACATGATGTTCAGCGAGCGACGAGCGGCTTTCATCTGGTTTCCTGTATTATTTACAAGACCAATTCTTTCGTAAGACTCTTCTATGATTTCATCAATAGTAAAAGTTTTTTCAAAAACTGTAGTGCCTGAAGAGGTAGCCATACTTGACTCCTACTTTTCTATAAATAACGTAACAGTTAAGCTCGTATTTGAAACAACTCCAACACCGTCAACAATTCCTGTACCATTTCTTGCTGCATATAAAACGCCATCCTCTGGAAGATTTAAAGTTTCAGTTTGGTTAGCTCCAACAGAAACTGGAATATAAACTTGTGTATTAGTTGATGTACTTACAGTTGTAGTATTTGCTAAACCATTAATTATACATGTTCCTGCAGTTGCAGTACCATTTTGTACCATGTAACCTCTTAATCTTGTAGGTCCAGTAAACAAAACTAAAGTACTTGTAGCCGCTGGACATATTACCGGTTTTACATCTGATTTAAATGCCATATTTTTTCTCCTTATATTAAGGAGCCCTTTCGAGCTCCTTAAATTAATTTATTACGCTACTTGTGAATATTCAAAAATCCATTTTAAAGTACCACGAGCACTTGGTGTAGTTGTGTTAGTGATATTAAAATAAATAGTTCTGTCAGTTGCTGTATACAAACCACTTGTTGCTGGTGCTGCATCACTTGCAACTGTACTATTAATTAAAGTTGTAGCATATAAAGCTCCTGCTGGAACAGTTGTTCCACCATCAAGTATTTCATCAGCTGCAGTTGCTACGATTTGAGCTCCTGAAGATGAAGTTCCTACTTCAAATCCAATATCTCCTGTCGCTACTGTTGGTGCATCTGTAACAACAACACTAATTTTAGTAATTACTGTATTAGCTGGTTGAGTTAAAGTTGTAATACTGTCTCCAGTAGTTGCACTTAAAGTTCCACTTGATATTTGTTGTAATGAAACAGCAGGTGAAGTTACTATAGTGCCGGCAGAATTTATTACAAAGTTATTTGTATATTCGCCAGTTGTTGAGTTTTGTACTGAGTTCAGAAAACCGTTTAACGATCTTACTGGACCAGTAAATGTTGTTAGTGCCATAAGTTTATTCTCCTAGTTTTTCCAATCTAGTCTCTAGGCCGTCGACTATACGCGTCTAGATCAGAAGTTAATGTATAGTGCTTAAGATATAACTGAATTTATTGAATAGCGCAAGGGATACCTGCATCGAAAATCTACTTTTCGGATATAAATAGCTAGGTTTAGCTAGCTACAGAAAACTCAGGAGCAGCCATTTCTACTTTAATTTGTCTTGTAGCTATTTCAGCTTCAGACATCTTAATTTGGTTAATGATTTCACGAATTTTTTCGTCAATCCTAACCATGTCAAGAGTATATATTCCCTCTTGAACGTAGTGTTGCTCCCAATCAAGTTCTAGGGCTCTCTTCTTTGTGTAAAGAGCTTGAACGTGATTTATCATCTACAACCTCCTCATAGGTTATCCAGCATTTATCTTTAGCAAAAGATCGCATGCTGTCTTTTAGTAATATACCTTTTTTTCCTATTTTGTCAAGGATAGCTAATTCTATACTTTCTGCACTATCTTCAGCTTCAATGTCAAAATTAGCCATGTGACCATAAGCTCTAATTTTTACTTGAAACATTTTTGTCATAATTCTTTCTTTCTAACATATTAATGAGGTGAGATATACTCACCTCATTAAATAAAATTTGCTTAAATATTAAGCAGATCCTGATGATCCGAAGATACCTCTAGGGTCAGACCAGCCGAAGCTGTATCTTTCTCTAGCTTTGTATCTAACGTTACCAGTATCAAAATCACCTTCCATAGCAGTTTTGATAGGTGCTCTTACGAACATCTTCATACCGTTTGGAACGTCAGTTTTGATAAAGAATGCATCAGTATCAGTTAAGAAATTGTTAACCACGTAACCTTGTGGAACCATTCCCATTGATTTGATCGCATTGATATCGTTATCAGCAGTTTGTGTTCTTCCAGCTGATTTCATTAATCTTTCCGCAGTGAATTGTAATTCTTTTGGAATGATTAATTTAACACCTTGAGCTGCAATTTTTAAACCACGCTCATCTGTGAACGAGTTGATATCAATCAACGATTGTTCAAGAGAAGTTTCGTTTAAGTCAGCTTGTGTAGCCAATGTATTACTGAATGAACCAGCAATAGTTGGGTGTGATAAGTTTATTAAAGAAACTCCGTCACCACCTACATAAGATGTACTGAAACCGTTGTTTAGAACGTTAGCTGCAGTTACTTGTTTAGTGTTTGCCATAGATCTTGCTAAAGCTTTTGTATATCTAGACGCAAGTCTGTCATACAAATTGTCCTCAATCGCTTCTTCAGTGATTGCGAAAGCAAGTGCTACGGTATTATGAGTGTATCTAGCTGTGAAAGTTTCTTGCGCATTGTCAAATACAACTGCAGATCCTTCCGGCTTGATTTCCGCGTTAGCGAAACCTGATAACATTACTTCCTCTTCGAAAGCTCTGTCTGAAGTTTCAGTATCGAAAATTTCAAGATGCTGATTCTCGTATCTCTTATATTCCAGGCCGAATAGTGCATTCAATCCTGGTTCTAGTTCTTTGACTAGCTGTCCTCTTGATATAGCCATATTCTTATACTCCTGTAAATTGTTTATAGAAATGATTATTAATAATAGCAGTTACTACTACGTTTGTAGCGTAAGTTGTATCATTTAATAATTCATTATTGAAGCCTTTTGCAACTCCAATGACACGAATTTGAGTAGTATCGTTCGCATTCAATTGCGATGTATTTAAAGTAACTTTAGATACATAGTTAGCTGAAGATCCAGCTGTATAATGTATATTTCCGTTTAAGAAAATACTTGCAATTGGTAGAGTCGAACTAGCTTGTATTTCGTATCTCTCGTAAGGGTCGTCACTAACATAACCGACAATGTCAGTAGCAGTATTTGCTGCCGCTAAATTGTTCGCCCATGTTGGTTTCTTAGTTGAAGCATTCGTAAAGAAAACTCCGTTAAGTGAACCTAATAATTGAGAAGCACTTGTAGCTACCGTAATGTATCCAGTTCCCGCTGCTGTTACTGGGTCATTTTGATAGATAGCTGAAGAGCTAGCTGCAATTCCGTATTCACTTAAACCTTGAGCATCTCTATTCTGTCCAACTTTGCCTATCGGTAATAAACCGAAGGCTGCGTTTGGGTTAGCCATAGTTTTTTTCCTTGTTTAAGTTTTTATTTACTTTGTTGATATTACAAAAAAATTATTTTTTGTTCGTACCACCAAAAGTTACACGAGTCTGCCTCTCACTATTGATTGGCATACTTGGGTGCTGATCCTTATAAAGGTCGTTATTTACTGCATCTTCTCGATCCTTAGTTTGTTTTGCAAAATAAGCATCTCTAGCTGCTGCAACCTCTACAGGTATCCTTGCCAGCGCAAGGCCACCATGCCCGATTACTCCCGCGTATTTTCCTTCGCCTATCGTTGAATAAGTTTCACCAGGGTATTCATCAGATCTAACTAATTCCCATCCTGATCTTAATTTACTTGAAACATTTTTAGTGTCATCTTGACCTAAAATTTCAAGCCTTATCCATCGGTGTTTAAAACCGTCCTTAGGGCGCGGTGCATCTAAACTTGATGGTGGAGTCCAAGTTGTAGGTCTCTTTTCAGTAGTCCTAGTTTGGCTCGCACGTGGGGTCTTCATTTTTTCGTTTTCCATATGCCTATACCTCCTTCGTGATATTTAATTGTTTCGCATATTCTTCTAATGGCACTCCTAATTTTTTAGCGATAGCAACTTGAGAAGGTGTGAGTCTCACAGTTTTGCGACCAGGTTTTACACTTCGCTTCGCTGAAGCTACTACTTGTGTCGGTCTAGTCGTTTCCGTTGTTGCAATCTTATCAAATTTATGGGGAAACTCAAGTCTTATTCTTTTATCAATTTCCACATAATATTCGTCACTTGCTGGGTCATAACCTTCATCATCTACAAGCTTTTTATGTATGTCAAAAGCCGTATAAGTCATAGCTGAATCAGAGCCAAACCACTTGTTTTTAGATCCCCAAGACTCTGCTTTTGGATCTGGTCTAACTTCTTGTTCAACTGACCTATTAAGATTAATGTTAGGTTGTGTTTGTTGTTTTGGAGCAGATTCTAATGCTGATTTAGCTTCCATCAATCTAGCTTCCTCGTAACCAAGTCTAGCTATATCTCTTTGAGCATCTACTTCAGCATTCATATCTTGATTGATTCTTGCTTCCGAAAGTTTAGCTTTTGCAGCTTGTAACCCTGAAGCAATCCTCGCCTCTCGATCCTTAACACTAGCTCCTTCAAGTACAGAATATCTTTTAAGAGTTGCCTCTTTTTCGATTTTAATTACTTCTGCATATTTTAGAGCTTCATCTTTTTGACGTTCTGCTTCTCTCCATTTTTTTGTAAGTTTAGCAATACGTCTTTGTACATCTTTACTGTAATCTTCTAATTCGTCTTTCTGTGGTTTGTTCTCGCCGCTCGTTTCTTGTGGCGAGGTGCTAGCGGCTTGTGACTCGGTTGCCACTTTTGCATCACTAGGCTTCTCAGCTTTTGGAGCTGCTTCTTGTTCAACAGTTTCAAATACCTCTGATTCAGGTTTAGATGTATCTTCTAACTCAACATCAACCTCTGGTCCAGATGTATCTATGTCAACTGTCTTTGCGTTCTTGTCTTCTGGCATAGTTTTCTCCTATGGTTTATATATAGTGAAGTACAGATTCAGGATCAGGAATAGTTCCTAATACTTCATCGTCGTTTAATATACGAACTTCACCGCCTTCTATTGGTAGTCTTGAACCCGCATAGCGAGCAAAGATCACCCAATCTCCTTTTTTACACCACGGACCTGTCGGATATTTTTCTTTATCGTGATAGGCAAGTGGACCAATTTTTAAAACATAACCGCAGTTTGTTGCGATCCTTAATCTA